GGCTCAGGAGGCCGAGGAGGCCCGTCTCGCGGCCGAGGCTGCCGGTGACGGTGGATCGGCCGGTGAGGACCCCGACGGGGCTGGAGATGGCTCCGACGAGGACCTGATCGGCGACGTGGCGGAGTTCGACGTGCTGGGCTCCACCGAGGCCGAGGTCAAGTCCTGGGCCGAGGGTGCGTCCGACGAGGCGAAGGCCTCGGCGCTCGCCGCCGAGCAGGGTCGGTCCGACCGCGAACCCCGCAAGGGCGTCGTCGGTCTCCTGACCTGACCGCAACCCCCAGAAGAGGCCCGACCTGCCTCAAGTGACCGGGAGGCCCGGCTCACCCCCAGCGGGTGGGTCGGGCCTCTTCGGTCTCTTGAGGAGGGACGATGGCAGACCCGACCGCCGTCGCCGAGTTGCGGCGGCTCATCAACCAGCCGGACAACGCTGAGCCCTGGACGGACGAGTACCTGTCCTCCAGGCTGGACGCGTGGCCCGGCTCGACCTCTGCCCTCGCTGCCGTCATCTGGCGGGAGAAGGCGTCTTCGTACGCCGAACTCGTTGACGTGCAGGAGGGCAACTCCAACCGGAAGTTGTCGCAGTTGTACACCCAGGCGCTGAAGATGGCGGACGGGCTCGACGGCGGCTCGGACGGAGGAGTCTCGCCCACGGGCCGGTACAGCCGGACCCGCAAGATCGAGCGGATGTGACATGGGCATCGACCTTGCTGTCAACCGACGGCTCACCAAGGCGTTCATCGACTACCTGCCGGTGACGCTCGTTCTGGTGCCCCAGGTCAAGGTGAAGAAGCCTGCCGGTGGCTGGGTGCTGGAGGACGGGACGCCTCGGACTCCCCAGGTCATGACGCTCATCGAGCAGACCGGCCTCTCCGGCCAGCCCCAGCCCACCCGCACTGTCGATGGTGTGGAGCGCAAGGTGGAGTTCGAGGTCGTGGCGGAGTGGAACGCCGCGATCTCGGCGGACGACTGGTTCGTCTACCAGGGCAAGGAGTTCCGGGTCATCGACCTCTGGATCGACAACGGCTGGGAGAAGCGGGCTCTGGTGGTGGCGCGTGGCTAGTGGTGGACGTGGACGCATCGTGTGGGACGACCGCGCCTTGTACAACAAGTTGCGGACGTTCAATGCACGCGCAGACAGGTTCATCACCGCAGCCACCGCGCTCCACGCTCGGCAGGCCGTGAACTACGCACGGACGAACGCCCCGTGGACGGACCGGACCACCAACGCTCGTAACGGTCTCTTCGCTCGGGCCGAGAGGGACGCTCCCGTCTACAGGATCATCATCGGGCACTCTGTCCCGTACGGTGTGTGGCTCGAGGTACGATGGTCGGGCCGCTACGCCATCCTCAGGCCGACTGTCGACCACGAGGGACCGGAACTCATGCGGACGGTGTCGACCATGTACCAGCGGATGTTCAGGAGTTGAGATGGCAGCGAAGAAGAGCGCGGTGACCCAGGCGGTGGCGGAGGAGCGCGAGAAGGCCGCGCAGATCGACCTCCGTCGCCAGGCCCAGATCCGCAACCAGATCTCGATCATCAATCGTCTGGCGGACGGTGAGGTGTTCGACGACGTCGTGGCCGACCTGATGGAGCAGTTGGCCGACACCCAGGTCCGGCTGGCCGAGGCGGAGGCCGAGATCTCCCGTCTCCAGGCCGACGACGGTGGTGACGGCTGATGTCTGCCCGAGCGGCGCTCCAGACGCTCCTCGAGGAGGATGAGACGCTCCTCGACCTGGGAGTCGGTGCCGTCTACCCTACGAACTCGGTGGACACCCCGGCGGAGGACCTCTTCATCGTGATCGTCTGGCAGCCTACTGCTGCTGCGTTCGGCTCGACTGGCACCGACCGCTTCACCGTCTGGTGCCACGACAAGCAGCGAGACTACGGGCGGATCAACGACGTCCTGGCTCACCTCAAGACCCTCGTCCCTGAGCAGGTTCACCTGGTCGGAGCCGATGGATGGGTCCTCTCGACGGCCTCCTGGCTCGGCGAGGGACCTGACCTGTACGACGGAGGCTACGAAACGCTGACGCGGTACGCGGACTTCCAGGGAGTTTCGCGGTACGCTTCGGCCGGAGCATAGTCTCCCCCGATGGAAGGAGCCAGCGATGGCAGAGACCCAGAAGACGGAGCCCAAGACCGTCAAGGGTGTCAAGTACACCGGATCCGCGGACGTCCGTGAGATCACGAAGGCCCAGTGGGCCAAGGCGGGTGTGGAGGACCAGAACCTGGTCCGCTGGTCCGCCGAGAACGACTTCACCGTCAAGGAGTCGGACCTCTCCAAGAGTGCCCTCAAGGTGCTCGAGAAGGATTCGTCCCTCCAGTCGGTCGACGTCGAGGCCTGAGGCCACCCTCATGGATCTGCGCTGCAAGGCGAAGAAGCACGCCGAACTCGACGAGGGTTACGTCGAGATCAAGTGCTCCTCTCGCTTCTGCGGGGCAGAGCCCGGCGTCGTGGTGATCCATCGCTTCGACGCTACGACAGGCGAACTTCAGGAGACCCTGCGGTTCAAGGATCCAGCAAGGAAGGGGAAGAGCAATGCCTCTGCCCACCGCTCTGCCGTACGGTCTGCGTGACGTCAAGATCACCCCGTACACCGACGCCGGTGCCACCACCCTCGGTGACCCGGTCGATCTGCCCAACGCCCGGACGTTCTCGTTCAGCGAGGCGGAGGAGTTCACCGAGTTGCGGGGTGACGACAAGGTCGTGACCACCCGTGGCCAGGGTGCCTCCGTCGAGTGGGACCTCGAGGCCGGTGGTCTCGACTTCGCTGCGCTGAAGGCGATGGCCGGGGGAACCATCACGGAGTCCGGCGTCGCGCCGAACACCATCAAGACCTTCACCAAGAAGGTGACGGACTCGCGTCCGTTCTTCCAGGTGGAGGGTCAGGTCATCTCCGACTCCGGCGGCGACGTGCACTGCGTCCTCCCCCGGTGCCGCGTGACCGGCAACATCGAGGGCGAGTTCTCCGACGGGAACTTCTTCCTCACGTCCGGCTCGGGTGCGGCTCTGCCGTCGCTCCAGACCGGCGCCACGGACGTGCTCTACGAGTTCGTCCAGAACGAGACCGCGACCGCGATCTCGTAGTACCCAGCACGAGGACACTAGGAGCACTAGGATGCCGTCCAGCACTCGCAAGACCCCCGAGGACCACAAGCCCAAGAAGACCACCCGCAAGCGGCCGCAGAGCCGCGAGAGCGGCGTCTCCAGCCCTCAGGCGACCGCCATCCCGGTCCCCGAGGACCCGACCTCCAAGTACGCGCCCGACGCCTGGCTCTCCGGCGGGGTTGGCGGCATGGAGGACTTCACCGTCCCCTCCGGCCAGATGTGCCTGCTCCGTCGGCCGGGACTGGAGGGTCTCATGAAGGCCGGGGTGCTCCACAACGTGGACTCGCTCTCGCAGATCGTGAACGAGAAGCATCTCAAGAAGGCCAAGGGCAAGGCGGACGAGATCAACATGTCGTCCCTCATGGACGACCCCGAGGGTCTCGATGAGGTCGTCCGCGTGATCGACAAGATCGTGGTCCACTGCGTGGTCAAGCCGGAGATCCACCACGCGCCGAACGACGTCACCCGTCGCCAGCAGGGCATCGTCTACACGGACATGGTCGACCTGATCGACAAGATGGCCATCTTCAACTTCGTCGTGGGTGGGACCCGCGACATGGAGTCCTTTCGTGCAGGACTCGACGAACTTGTGGGAAGCCTGGAGGCTGGCGAAGGCGTACGGGACGACTCCGAGTGATCTCTACGGGATCACGGACGAGGTCACCGCATGGTGCTTCAACCGGGCGGTGTACCTCTTCGGAGGAGAACTCGAAGCAGAACTGAAGAACGCAGCCAAGGGTGCGAAGTCGGACACCCAGGCGAACGGCAGGCGCCAGCGGGTACTCGCGAAGTACCTCGGTGGGAAGCAGCAGTTCAAGGACCCGGTCGCGGCGGGTCAAGGCGCAGTGACGTCACAGGGATCCGGACCCGTATCCCTCTAGTCGAAGGAAGGTGACGTCACAGTGTCGGACTACAACCTCGGTACGGCTCGCGGCGTCATCGAGATCGAGTACAACGGCAACGGAGCCACGCAGGCGACTCGCGACATGCGCGGCGTGGGCTCCGCTGCCGACGACGCTTCTACCCGGTACAACAAGTCCGCCAAGCACATGGCGGTGGCCGGGACGATCATCGCTGGTGGTCTGGCCCTGGCCGTCAACAGCGCGGCCGACTTTGAGAAGCAGTTGTCCAACGTCCAGGCGGTCTCCGGAGCCTCCGCGGACGAGATGCAGCAGTTGCGGGACAAGTCCCTCCAGTTGGGTAAGGACACCGCGTTCTCGGCCTCCGAGTCGGCTGCTGCGATCGAGGAACTCGTCAAGGCCGGTGTGTCCGTCCAGGACGTCATGGGAGGCGCGGCCGACGCCACCGTCGCGCTGGCCGCTGCGGGCGAGGTCTCCATGCCGGAGGCGGCAGCGATCGCCTCCAACGCGATGAACCAGTTCAACCTGGCCGCGAAGGACCTCCCCAACGTCGCCGACGCCATCGCCGGTGCGGCCAACGCATCCGCCATCGACGTCAAGGACTTCGGGTACTCGCTGTCCCAGGTCGGTGCGGTCGCCAACCTCGCCGGGGCCTCCTTCGAGGACACTGCCACCGCCATCGCTCTGATGGGTAACGCAGGCATCAAGGGCTCCGACGCCGGTACCTCCCTCAAGTCCATGCTCCAGCGGCTCCAGCCGACCACGGAGAAGCAGGCGAC